ATCAATGATCTTCCAAGATCTTTGTTGCTTGACGATCTCTTTCTTCATGTACCCCATGGTACCATTCTCAACGATCTTGTATCCCACGAACTCGTTCTCACCAACATGTTGGAGATACGTTGGAGTTTCCCACGATTCGATGTGGTTTGACACATCGAAATCACAGTCGTCTATCAACTGTGCATCAAGAACATACTCTTCTTGATAGTCATCCGCACTGGATACAGCATCTTCGCACTGCTCCATAAAACACTTGGTCTGTGCCTGTGCCATAGACACATCAACGATGTATGTTTCACCACCCTTGAACTTCCAGTACTGCGGACACTCACCAGTGCCATCCCAATCATGGGCACCGTAGTTTTCTTTGAATTGGGTTTGCATCACATATTTCATAATTTATTTCCTCACTTTATACAACCATTATACTTGTTTTCAATACAAATGTCAAGCGATATTTTCAATTTCCCAGTCAAAATATCTATGAGACTCATACCAACCTTGAACACCAATAGCAGAATTGTCACACCCTCTACCATCCATCCAGATCTCTAACTGGATCTCATCATAATTATTATGCCAAAAGGTTTGGGGGACAAAAGTCCTATCGAGATTACTCTCGTAGACATTGTTACCCATCCTACTGATAGGTTTCACGGTTATAAATTTCGGTGTAATCTCTTCGATAATGGCAGTAGTTGTTATGCCATCGACAGTGTACTTACAGGTATCTAACCCAGTTTCAATCCAATTAAACATTAACACTTACCTCCGTAACCCAATGCTTTCATTGCAGGAGCAGGATGAATCTCTTCTGCCAATGCAAGATACTGTTCAACAGTTACATTCTTCACAAGGAAGTTAACCCATGCTTTCCATGGTTTGTAACCATACTTGAACCTTGCGATAAACTCTGGTTTTGGTAAACCATGCCAAGATGGGTGACAGTTAGGACTTGCGACCTCCATGTTCACACTCTTAGTGTGCTTACCTCTGTACATCAAGTACATACCGTCCCAAGTAAACTGGTCTTTTTCAAATCGTGTCATAATCATTCCTCTCTCATTAATCACTTTATACAACCATTATACTTGTTTTGGAAACAAATGTCAAGCGTTTTTAGCAATTAATTTCAATTAATTTGACAGATGGGATATTTTGACCAGTACCTCTTCTGCTTCGGTCATGGTCAAATGACCTATCACATCGGATGTGATGGGGGTGTCGTAACAAAGTTCACCATCTGTATTCAAGACTGCCAACTCATAGAGACCTTTCCTGCCTCCATATGAGAAGTCATGCTTCACTACAGATGCACCGTAACCATTGTCAAACTTATAAAGAAGTTGATATCCATTCTGATCTGGCATATCGAACTTCTCTACGGTTGCTCCACCTTTCATAACAAGTTTGTGTATGCTGTGTACGCTCATCTAATCGTCCCCCAATTTATTGCCGTAGTAATCATGGGTACCTGCTCTCATCTGCTTCTTACGTATTGCTGACTCTTCAGCGGCGGCAATGGATCCGACTACACAGATTACTGCACCAATCGATACTACTATCAAACCAATTATAAATTCTAAAATTTCCATTAGATTCTCCTAAACGTATTGCACGTTCTTCTTCAACTTCCACTTTTCGACTACGGCATTTCCGTACTCATCTTCATCGACTGCAATATATGCTACAGTCTTCTTGACATTGGCATAACGATACTGTTGACCGATACCACCAACCCACACTAAATGAGGAAAGTCTTTACAGAATTCATAATTGTCGGGATTCTCACTGTAGTGGAAGTAGTTCCCACAGTCCTTCTCGACAAACTCACCTAAAACGACTTCAACACTCATTGGGGCAAGACTCATAAAACAGTTACTCTTTCATCAAAATAGAATACTATTATCTCATAATATAAACAAGTTGTCAAGTACTTTTAAGACTATTTTGTTATAAGGGTAGTTTTATTTATAACTATTTGGTGGTAGCACGGTATACACCGTCCCAATCTTCTGATAGTCCTGCTTCCTTCATTTCATTACAACGGTCTATCCATTTGGTATAGAAGTCCGTCATAGTACCCAGAAAACAGGGTTTGAGATCTTCGCAGAATCTAATTGCTTGATCGAATTGTTGATTGTAATATAAACCCATCATCTTCTCATGCTGTTGGGTTTCATTAGCATATGCGGAATTGTCGTTCCACCACTCATGTGTTCCCAACACGGTATAGATCTTTACGGGTTCAGTCTTTCCTTTGACTGCTATAGTATCCAGTTCGAGTAATGCAAATTCATCCTCTAATTCTTTTGCTGTTTCGTATCCTAATATAGTCTTCACACCATACTCCTTAGTTTGTCCTTCAAGTCTTGCCGCCAGATTGACAGCATCTCCTAACACAGAGTAATCAAACCTCTGATCACTTCCCATGTTCCCTACAACAACAGATCCACTGTTGATTCCTACACCAATGTTAATTGGCAATAATCCTTCTTCCTTTAATTCGGCGTTGAGTATATCAAGTCTATCATACATTTGCTCACTTGTCAAGACCGCAAGTCGTTCTTGTTGCTCTACGTCTAAAGGAGCATTCCAGAATGCCATGATACAGTCGCCCATATACTTATCAATAGTTCCTTGGTTCTCCATGATGATCTCAGTCATGGGTGATAGGAACCTATTTACCAACTCAGTCAATCCTTGGGGATTGGTTTTGTACTGTTCTGATATGGGGGTGAATCCACGGATGTCACAGAACAGGAATGTCATGTATCTGGTGTCTCCACCTAATTTTAATAAATCTGGGTTCTCTTGTAATTTTACAACCATCGCCGGTGATAAATAAGTACCGAACTGCTTTTTAATTTGCTCTTTCTGTTTATATGTGATATAATACTTATTAAACGAACTTTGAGCAAAAACAAGGAACCCCGCAATTGAAGACCAAATGGCATCAACGAACAAGAATGAATCATACCAGAAGTAGAAGGAACTACTCAATGGGACACAAAGAATACCTAAACTCACTATCCCCGCAGGAACTGTGGAAAGAGTGTAGACCGATACAAGGATACCTAAACATACTACCAGAAGAATCAAGGTCTCGACTGCTACAGTCCAGTCGGGTATCTTTATTTGAACGCCTGAAATTAAGGTCTGGATTTGATGACCTTGAACTTCGTGGGGATACACTGCTCCCGTTGGGGTTGCGACTGGATTAGCATAACCCTCTGCGGTTACACCAAAAATTAATATCTTACCTTCTGGGAGGGGTTCTACTATGGACTGTGAAACAAAGTCGTTCCAGAAGGCAACAGGGAGTTCTGAGGAGGGTTCTGTGACCAAAGGATCCTGTTTACCCAATCTTATCCATTCTACACCAACAGAATTGTATTTAACGGTGTAGGATGGTTCACCCATCATTACACGTACCGCATCAAGTCCCAAACTGGGATATGGTTGCCCATTGATTGATACCATCATCGGTACACGTCTCAACACTCCAGTAGGTTGATCCACCACTGCGGATACTGCACCAACACCCATTGACATCTGTGCGAGTTCTTGTAATGGGGTGATGACACCGACATATTCTGGTAACGTGTCGATTTTTTTGCCAAACGTAGACACGTTAGCATAGATACCTAAATCATCCGAAGTAGTTTGGTGGGTAGGTGCGGACGGGAGGACTACTGCTTTTCTTGACATTGATTCTGCCAGAGCACTGTCTCCCTTGAATCGATCTTCCTCTGACCATATCATTGTGGATACTATGAGAGATGATGGGGGTGTCTTGTTGATGTACTTTGCTACGGTGTCTCTGGGCCATGGATATTGTCCTTCAAGTTCAATTGCTTTCTCATCGATATTGATCAATACTATGTCATCTACAGAGATCCGTTCTTGACTCTGCTGTAGATAATCATAGAAACTATATTGTACAGTCTTTGCTATATCTCCCTGCTGTACCTTTAGAAAGGCAAAGAGAAATATAATTGGCAGTACTGACCACCACTTGGTCATTGTTGTGTTACTGTAACAGAACATCCACCTACAGTTAAACAGTTCTGATATAAGGTATAGGTTGATGTTGAGTTAAATTGTTTTAAAGTTAGGTCTGTGCCATATGTACCGTCAAGTTCTATAGTGGCATTATGAGTTGCACCAGATCCCTTTTGACGAATGAATACGTCATTCTCATCATTGTAGATAGTAAGGTCTATTGTCTTAGCACCATCGTGTTGTTGAATGGCAGTGACCTCATTATCGTCACCTGCCAAGTGTAGATCAAATGAATGACCATTATTTCCTGCATTACCTTGATTTGTTTGTTGAACCGAAAGACCGTTGTTGTCTCCGTACATGGTTAGATTAACGGAATGTCCACCATCTTCCCAAGTATCATACCAATAGTCGTGGTTAGTATAACTCTCTGGATAATCGAATGCACAACCTTGACAGATCTTTACACCATTTCCAGTACCACTCATCTCATCTATTGTAATATTATTTTCAGCATTATCACCTTCGTTGTGCTGTATGAATAGAAGTCCACTGTATGTTGTATTGATAAATGATCCATTATCCAACATCTCCACGATATTGTTTGCACCCATTTGTTCTATACCTAAACTGAAATTAGTACCAGACTGCTCGATCTGGATCTCATTATCTGCCACAGCACTAAGTGCTACCATAGATAGAATGGTTACTACTGTCATCACTTGCCAAAATTTATTTTCTTTCATATTAATTACTCTGTTTAATAACAACTACTATATCACCACCACCATCGGCAGTAATGATTCCCTTGTACCCATCCACTTCGGTATCTACTGTGATACCACCACCAGATAGGAAACGTAAACTTATCACACCATTAACGTCTCTGTAAAATACAAGACCACCATCTTCATTGAAGATATTGTATTGACTGTCATTATTTAGTCCATACGTAGCACCCTTTAATACTGCTTTGCCCATACCCGTACTTGCTTGTTGATCAGATAGATCACCCATAGTTCTTTCTAACTCTTCTATTATATCGAGTAGATCTACAAGGAAGTCTCCACCCAGAGCATCATAGTCCAGTCTGGTGAAATCATCCTCTTCGAGATAATCTTCGTAATCCTTATCTAACTCATCGAATGCAAGAAAGTCTGCATCCAGTTGACCATAGTCAAACCGTGCTTCTTGTGCACGTTGATCTTCTATTGCCTGTGCTACCTCTTCGGGTGGATTGACAATAAACATATTATCAATCGTGTTTGATGTAATGTTATCTATCACTACTGTTTGAGTTGGCATTGTGGATATACTGGATACCATAGTCGCCGCATATGCTTGAGTTAGTGTTACGGATCCTGCCTCATTAGATACTACAATCTCTCCAGACGGAGCACCGTACTCATCTGGAAGTAGAATCACAAGTGATCTACCCAGTTCATCGATTGTAGTAGTGAAATCTGTTCCCCGAACCGCAATGGTTGCGGTGGGTGTTTTGATATCGATATTAGATTTGTCTACCATACCCAAACGACCAGACGCAAATCTTGCAGTCCCAAGTGCCATCTTCATGACCATCTTGGACTTGCTAGGATCTGGATCGTAATAGATCTTATCGATATAGACTTTGGTATGTTCTATCAAAGATAATTCTGCATCATCAAGAAACTTAATGAGCATTCTACCCTTCGCAGTTTGTGCAGTGTCGTTTAGTTGGATTTCAGTCCCAACTGCACCTTCCACAATTTGCTTGGATTCACGCTCTAAAGAACCTACTCCAGTAGATTCGACTACCCCACCAATCGATTCGGCATTGACCGAACCAATTAGTAGAACAGTACTAACTGTCGTTAGCAGTATCTTTTTGATTAATCTGGATAACGGCATTATCGGACGTAATATCTAAAGTGATGATACCCTTACAAGTGTTAATACCTGTAGGACATGTACCACTTAACTGATTAATGTCGATGTTTGCATTATCTCCGTCAAACTCAACTGTTTGCGTTTGGTAAAAACCATCATTCTGTAAAGATTTAATGTCATTACCGTCACCAGTAATATCCCAGTTCCAAGTAACATCATCTGTTTCAATGTCTATATCAAATACGTTTGATGATCCAAGAACAGTTAGATCGAAATCTAAACGTTCAGAAGATGCAACAGATCCTTGATCAAAATCGATTGTGTTAGAATCACCAGTCATAGTGATATCCATTGTTGTTGAATCCGAAGATCCAGTGTCACCAATCAAATAATCAAGAACGTTAGCATCACCAGTCCACATAAGATTGTATGTAGAACTGTTTGCTGTTAACGTACCATATAGTAAGTTTTCGTTACCAAGTTGATCTATATTAAAGGTCAACGAAGTACCAGTAATGGGTGTTGCCGCCGATGAAGTTTCAAAATTGTTTAAACCAATCTTGTTACCATAACCAACTTGATCGATATAAAGAGTCAGAGTGTTACCAGTCTGGTCTATATTGATCTCGTTGTCATCTGAGGCTGCTCCCCACGCAAACGAAGTTAGCATTAATCCTGCCATAGCAATAAAATACTTATTCATTTATTTCTCCTAAAGGGTGAGAATCGTTTGTCCCATCTGCTTGATGAGGGTGTCGATGCCCTGTCCCTACTTTCCAAAGTCCTCTATCATGACCTTGGTATATTAATTCCAGTACACTTGCTTCAATAGCAGAACGTACCGCATATGTCACTGACTCATTATTACCCACTCCGTCCTCGTATTCCACGAGTTGGGTTCCCTGTTCATAAAACCTAAACAGATCCCCACCAGAACCATAGGACAAAACTGTCTTTTTGGTCTGGACGTTTAACAAAACTTCTCCCGTTAGCACAGAGACTGCTCGGACAGAGACGGTAACAATATCCTTGCGATACTGTCTGGAGAATCCAATGCCTAATGTTCTGGCACCTCGTCCACCACTTTCTACATTGGTGTCAAAACCAATGATCCCACCTTCGATAATCATCCCTGCGAAAAGCAGAGGGGCAATGCCCTGCGATTTCTCATCGGCATATTCTTTACGGGTACTCCTCACAATCTGGCGTTCTCTGACCAAATTGTCTATACCTTGTCTCTCGACTACACGGAACCATGTACCTTGTCCCGCAGTCTTGAGTGCATCGATCAGCATCTCAGTTCCACCTTGAGTGACGGCAGTACTAAAATCTGCAATACCGTCTCGTGCCTTTCTTTGTCCAGTAAGATCTTTGAACCCGTATACGGCAACAACTGGTTTTAGGGTTGCCGGTGGCACCTGTAGAAGTTCTACATACGCCGGTAGTTTAACCACTTCTGGCAGATCGACACATATATATTTACGTGCCATCGTTTTTTGAAGTCCCATCTGCAAATGTCGTTGGTAACCTTCAGAATATTTTCCTGCTCTGTCATTACAATCTTGAGGTTGATCCGACCACTGTGGTACGGATGCACAACCTGTCAAAAAAATGAACAGTACAGATAGTAGTAGCAAATTACGTGCCATCTCCACCATCTCCACTATCTCCATCCGAACCAAAGTTACCGGTTCCGATTGGTATTTCTATAATTGTTTCAGTACCATCACTATCAATGATGGTCATTTTAATAAATTCTGTTCCGTCTTCTCCTGTAATTACTTCATAGGTTATAACGGATCCTTCTAATGTAAATGATCCGAACGTTACCGCACTATCATTACTAAACATATTATCAACCAACTGTTTAGATAACTGAGCATAGATTCGTGATTCCAGATTACGTATAAATTTTGCCAATACGGTGTTATCTGCTTCACGTTCTGCCGCCTTCTGTGCCGCCTCTAAAGCATCGGCAATTGCTTTCTTCCTTGAATGCTCTTGGTTCTCAATTGTTAAATAGTGTGCTCCAGTACCAATACCACTAAAACTTGGGTTCTTAAATTGATGTACTATCTCAGTCGCTTCTATCGACTGGATTGGTATAATCATCATCATTAATGCGAGTAATGTCTTCTTCATAGTTTATTCCACTGTCATCCCGTTGCCTTAACAACATAGTAAGTTTAGTTTCCAACCTAATTAGATCGTTATCGAGCATCCGTACTTTGTCGATCAAATCAATTAGTGTCATATGTGATTCTTCGATCACGGGGTTCACTTCCTGTGTAACCCAAATCCAAATATAGTATATAAAATACCCAAGACCAAGTGCCGCCATAATGGGGAATCCGTATGTTGCGATACCGTCAACAAATCCTTCCACTAGTCTTTCCTCGAATCTTCTTGTCCACGTGAACGGGAAATCCTATTCATGTCTGGACGAATTTTAAATGCATGAGATATCAATATATCGATTCTCAGTAATTCATTATTCATTGTGTGAATACGGTTCTGTAATCCTTTCACAAACATACGTTGTGTTTTTATGTCATCCAATACTCCGGCAAGAATAAACTTTAATGTTAGAAACACAAAGAATCCCCCTGCAAGTGCGGATGCAATCGGAAATCCAACATCTCCAATTACTTGCATTATATCCATTTTATACCTTTCATCTATAAATAATTATATTACTATTTATACGATTCAACTGTTAGAGGATGAATAAAATTCAATTAATGGGATTAAAACCAGTTATGGTATTGACTCTAATATCAGTCCATACTTCATTATCTACATCGTAAACAACAATGGTGTCTGTATTAGGTGATTGATTCATTTCGTTATTAGAACAACGAACGGTGAGGGGTGCATCTGTTTTCCAGTGTTTAAACTGAACATCTACAATACCTGCTTTGAGCAGATCTAGTAGGTCTTTAGTTTGTCCCATTCAATAATCCTTGTCTTATTAATCTGTGATAGTTATTTAGTTTAGTGTCTTTAGGGCCGTGAGGTCTTATCTTTGTTCTTATATGTATAAAGTTTGCCTCTTCTACAGTAGGTTCAAAGGAAGAGTAATTCCACATTTGCCCATTTAAATACATACCTTCATCATCATGTCTCATACCGGCAAGGTTAGCAAGAGTGTGCATAACACCTTCGTCCACCCAATTATTTGCGAAGGTCATAACAATCTCTTCGGTAATAAGACTACGAAACTTTTGTCGGATCTCTAAAGGTAACTTAATAATAGATCCACCCCAGTACGGAGCATTCTCATTTCCAAAACGAGGAAGGGTACGAGCAATACCTGCACGTAGATTAGTTTGTATTTGAGTATGTCTGCCTATTCCGATATCTTCAAAGATATTTGGTATGACACTATCATCACGTTTACGTATAAACATGTCTGCATCTACCATGACTAAAGTGTCATACATGTCATACTTTTCATCTAGGTAAATTAATTTCTGTAGACAAGGTGATATCTTGTGGGCAATTCTAGGCATAAATGGTGAGTGTCTTACTAACTCATAATCGCAACCAAGTGATTCAGCATATGCACTAAACTCTTTACTTGACGCAGTAACGAGTTCGTCCATGGGCCCTGCCCAGTGCTGTAATATTATCCTACTCATCTTTTATAATAATATCGTATAAGAGATTAGCAAATTCACTGTGAGTATTTTCACATGGATGACCATGCTCTCTTATATCACAATGGGGGTACTCATCGGATCCCCCTATAGTAAACATATCTGTATATCTACCTAATCCAATTCTACTACTATCTCTTAAATTATCCATCTCACCATGTACATGTTCAATCCATTTAGTCCATGGTGCTTCGGTTTTTGTGTAATAAAGACCGGTTGTCTCTAAAAAATTGTGCCACATACGTCTATGAAATCCACCCTGTAGTAACTTAATACCGACAGCATCACAATATAATTGTAGGGTATTCATATAAGTTAAGGTGTTGATGATACCAGTACGAGTGACATCCATATAATCATAGTAGATATCTAGTACTTGGGATAGTTCTGGTTTTGCAGGACGCAATCGAGAAGGTGAGATCTGAGACATACACTGCCACCTTTGGATACCACAAGTTTCTTCATATCCAATTTCGTGGTTCTCTGCTACTTCGTCTCTTTGCCACGCAGACCAAAGTACAACAACATGTGATGGCAAATCGTTCTGGTGCTTACGTAAGAAGTTAATGGTATCACGAAAGATCTTACCGTTACATGCACCACAAGTAGCAAGGTTGACATAGTCAACCCCTAATTTATCTGCTAGTTTATATGTGAATGTGTGGGGTTCTTGATCCGGAGGATTTTCATGTCCTTCCAATTCGTCTCCCCATACGAAACTACATCCATTAGTCAGTAGATATGTTTTTTCCATTATTGATCCTGTCATGTTCATATAAAGCAAGGAATCCGTAATGGATAATTTTCATTAGATCTTTTCTATGATCTGCGGGAGTTCCTTTCTTGCCGTAACGTCCATTGTATTTATCAACATTTCCAAGAAAGAATCCCATGCCATGACCACGGTCAACAATTACTTCAGAGGATTGTAATCCACCTTGACCATAATGACCACCATAGGTGTTATCAATATAATCAGCAAACTCACGAATGAGGTTATTCTCATTGAATTTGTAATCTGGAGCATCAACAACATTGACTCTCTTGAGATCATCGGAATGCATATGGATTCTGGGTTCACCAAATTGCTTTTGGGAATCTTCTACAGTATCAAACGGGGGTACATGTGCTTTAACCATTGAACAACTCCTCATACAAAGTATCGATGTCATCGTTCTCGGTACGCACTTCTGTCATGTTAGACTTGTGGTAGATACCTGCAATCTTACGAAGGTGCTTCTTATCTACTCCATGGAGTTGATTTGTTACAGTTATAATATCTGTAATCAATTCTTTTTCAGCATCGACACGAGTCATGCTATTAGAGATCTCTTTGATTGCACTTGCAATCTTCTTCTTATCTTCTGGTGTTAATGTAATCATTCTGTTTCTATTTCCTCAATTAATAAATCACGCATTGCCCGTGCTTGTTTATCACGGGGATCATCTTTTCCATATCCGCAGAACTTGTATGCAAGGGTAATGCGTTCATCCCCTGCGTAGGCAGAATGCCAACAATGATCTTCGGGTTCATTTTCTGCACCAAAATAATAGTGCCTACATTGCCAACCGGCAACGTCTTGATGTGTAACTATCTCACCTGTCTTATTGTCTAGGTATCGGAAATATCCATTACCAGTAGACCAAGTAAACAGAACTTGATAAGCATTAGCATCATAGTTAGTATGCCATCCCACAAACCCGCCAGGCGGATAGTACGAAAGAAGTGCACTTGTGTGTGCACCAATCTCAGCGGCAAAGTCATATTTCACTCTTTGCATATAGTCTTTCCATTTAGGATCTATACGCACCATCTTAGAGATGGGTTGTGCAAAGTGCCGTTCTGGTGCTCCGACCAAGTGTGAGTTCATACATTCATCTAGATATTCTCTATCACAATAGTATTCACCTTTACTCCGATCTTCTTCAGAACTAAACACCCACGCACGTGGATCATTATGATCCGGATCCGACAGAAATTTATCAGAGAAACCGTTTAGAGTTTCGATCAACTCCTTGTTCCTAAGTTCAATTTCCATTAGACAACCTAAACAATAAGTCCACTAGTTGCTTCAATCCATGAAGATTCAAAGTCACCATTTGCTTTTACAACAAATAATACATCATAGAAATTCAATGCCTTTGGGTTTTCTATACCGGACATACAGACACCACGTCCAAATCCGATCTTACCATCTTCTGATCTTACAATCAAACGTGGATTCTCTACACTAACATATCCAGTGTTCAGTTCATTCAGTCGTGCGATATACTCACCGACACCAGTCATAACAGTGACAATGTCACCTTTTTTTAATTCACTCATCTTCTTCTCCGATTTTAATAAGTTTCCATTCATTATTTGGAAGTTGTTCCCATTGTAACATATCTCCCACCTTAAAGTCAAGCGTTTCCATCAATTCATCTGAAAACTCTATACACAATTCTCCGTCACTATCTTTGACGATTGGACACGTAAACTTCATCCTAAGAACTTCCCAGTCTCTACGTCACATCCTGCATCATCTACAACACGCACCTTTGGTTTAGGTTCCAGTGCTTCCATAACATCTGGGAAGTGAACCCCAACATGTTCCCAACACTTCTGTGCAACTTCCCTGTGCTCCTTCTGAGTCTCGATACCCATACGCAATTGACAATAGTGAATCCACGAACGTAACGATCCTGCCATATACAACGTAGTCTCCGTATTACCTTCGGGCAACAATACACGTGCTTGTTCCTTTGCGATACCATTATCTAGTGCCCAGTTATAATTCTTTTTTGCGACATTGATAACTTCACGTTGTTTCATGTTCCAGTCTTCTGCCAGACGGGAGTCATCTGTCTCAATAGATGCTTGTCTATTCTTGGCATCCTGCATACGTGCTTCTCTGGTATCGAAGTCTTCTGACTCTGCATACCTCTGTGAGAATTCTTGATATGAAAACGAGCGATGACGTAAGATCTGTCTACTGATATCACGAGTAGTCTTGATCTCCAAAGTCATATGCACCATCTCGAACGGTGACCAATGACCATGTTTAATCAGATACTTGATCAACCTTGGGGCAGTCTCATTATTACTTTGGTTAGCAGGATTAGATACACGTGCGGTATATGCAACTAATTCATTTGCATCCCATACACTGGTATGTCCTACGTTTGGTTTGGTTACACCAACCAGATTTACTTCACTCGTCATCATCAAACTCCTCACCTTTAAAATTTATTATTCCTTCCTTCTGGAAGTATCTTAGGCACATTTCTATTCCCTTTTGTTTACCGATATAGTATCCAAATACATGTGATATGCCCATACATAACATAAAGAACACTGTCATTTCCCATGGTTCCCATACTGACATCATAGTTTAAAGTCTCCAAACCTATTCTCTTGATTTAATCTTTGACCACTTGCACTATTATCGAATGCAGGGCCGTCATCTTCTTCACGATTCATAGGATTAGTATTCTGATCCACATCATACAAACGCATCTTGGATCTATCTACACCGACCACAAACCTACCATTAGCAACTGGATCATTGTATCGATTCTTCAATTGCTTTACAAGGATCTGTCTATTGTTTGACAATTCTTCATTTGAAATCAAGGCAAACATTAGATCGGCAGTAGCAGGTAGACCAAATGACTCAGAAGTGTCTTCCAAACCAACATCATCATTATTGTAACCACCACGAGTAGTTTGAGTTGCAGACACTATCGGCACATTCATTTCAACTGCCAATCCACGCAACTCTTCTGCTATCGACTTGATATATGTATATGAGTTGATAGCACCACCCATTGCTTTCATTCTAGCAGATGAGCAAATGTTTAGATAATCAATATAGATCATATCTGGCACAAAGTTCTTCTTGAGTTTCAACTCATTCAACAATGCACGGAAGTGAGATGCATTCGCACCCCCAGTCGGATACTCTTTAATAACCAACTTACCTTGAGTTTTCTTTCTGATCTTGTTTGCTTTGTCAACAAACATATCTTTAGAGAGATTCTCTAACTGATCAATTGCAACGTTCATTAGATTAGCATCAATACGTTCTGCGATTCTTTCTTCTGCCATCTCCATAGTAATGTACAGAACATTCCTACCCTGTTCTAGATTGGCACCTGCACAATGACACATGAATAATGACTTACCAACACCTGTACCTGCGAGAGCAATGTTCAGAGTTTTGTTAGGCAAACCACCTTTTGTAATCTGATTGAACATATCCAAATCAAATGGGATACGTTCTTCTTGTAGGTGATAGAAATCAAAACGTTCATCTACATTCTCAAGATAGTCGTGACCAATGTTAGTATCAAAGGTTACACCCAATGCTTTAGATAGAATATCTGGTAATGCATTCTTAGTTAATGTTTGATGTTTGCCATCAATAACTTGTATTGATTCCATGATAGCATTATACACTGCACGATCTTGACACCACTTCTCAGTGCGGTCAATTAACCATTCTAGGTTCTCTTTCTCTGGTGTAAATATGTTTGGTAAGATCTCCATCGCATGTCGATAGTGTTCGTCTGATAAACGATCACCCTCATCAATCTCAATCTTGAGTGCTTCCATTGTAGGAAGTTTATTATACTTCGCAATGAATTTAGTAAACTCTTTAAATAGTCCTTTATAGACTCCTTCGAAATATTCTGGGGTTAGAAAGGCGGCGACCTTTCTAGCATACTCATCATTAGTGAGTAAGTTCCTCAGAATTGTCTGTTCTAATTGTATTTCCAATATCTTCTCCATTATCTACTTCTTCTTTCGTACCATATAACCATCCCTCACTGAACCCACGTTCCAGAATATCAAATAAGATATCTCCGGCACAGTCTTGTAGTTCAACAACTTCCGAACTCACTCCGGAAATTGGTGAGGTTATTACACGGAAGTCAAACCTCAAATTATCCTGCTTACCATCAAACTTGATAGTGCCAAACCGTATAACAGTTTCAGTAAATTCACCACGTAGGATTCTTACATCCCACGCATCCTTATGATCTACATAGTCAACGGGGATCAATTCATAATCAATCCCCTCTGACATTTTATCAATGTTCAGTTTACCCGACATCTGATTCTACCATTATATCAAGTTCTACGACACTTTGCAAGCCTATCTGATATTGTTTCTTCAGAAATTCTTTGAAGTCTGTCTCAGCAAAGATAGGTGCCCAGAACTCTTCA